GGTATTTTACCTTCATTATCAGCTAAAACAATTTCTGGTATATAACCAGTATCTTCTGTTCTAACCCACATTTTATTATCTGCTATATTTAAAAATAATTCACCTTTATAAATATCTGTAGGTAGCCAACCCATTGTATGATCATCAGTTAGGTTTGATATAGTAGGTACTACTGTTGTTTCATCAGAATATTTTTGAATTAATCTAGCACCAAATACTGTTTTTGTCATTTTTATATAAATTTTTTTTATCCACTTATCACGGTATCATTATCCTTATTTGCATCAAATATAAAACTAGTATAAATATTAGCATCAATTACATTATAATTAAATGTTCTTATACTATCAACTCTAAATGGAAATGATGTTTTTTTATTTTTACCAATTCTTATTGCTTCTGACGGTAAATATGTTAATCTATTATCCTTTATATCTTGTGGATTATATATCTTTAAAACAAATGTATTATTAATATTTTCAAATAATGCACCTGTTAATTCGTTTCTTAAATTCTCATTTATCACTAAATTATTTATTATTTCATAATAACTATTATATACATATCTTCTTAAATCTATATTTAATTTACTATAATCATTTGAATATAAGTTATTTATATTCACATAACATTCATATAAAACATCAGATATTTCTTTGACAGTATAAAGATTTTTTATTTCTATTATTGATTCATTTAATATCATATTTAATGGCGGTATAATAGTTATTTGATCTTCATTAATATCAACGATTAGTGCTCTATATGTATTATAATTATTAGTCGTTATATAAATGTATGTATAATTTTTAAAGTATTCTAAATCATCTATATTATTAACAGTTAATTTAAATCTATTACTGTTCTTATCATTTATTTCATATTGGTTACTTGTCGTTTCACCTGAATAATTATAATATATTGTTTCTCCTGATGATGATCCGCTAAAAAATTGATCTAAAAATAATTCTAATGTATATTTATTATATAAATAATTTGTATTAAATGTATAATTAGTTGTAGTACTTCCGATAATATCAATATTAAATATATTATAATCAAAATATAAATCTAGATCATTTCTTATAGGAGTTAATGTTAACACATCATCTATTACATTACAACTTATATAATTTCCATATGGTGATTTTTTTATATGATTTGATATATCTAAATAGTTTTTATTACACTTATTTATATTTAATATTTTATATTTTAAATTAGGTACTTTACTTAAATTATTAAATAACCAATTCTCTAATTTCTTTTCAATTTTTATTCTATATGATCCATTATTTTTACCAATAACATAACATTTATATTTTAATATTGGAATTATTTGTATGATTTCCCAATTAGTTGTTCCTGTGGTTTGTCCACTACTTATTGTTGATCCAGTAACTTCCCACATTACTGAATTTATAGTATCTGATACACCACTATTAGGAATATTTGATGTTATATTCCAATAAACATTATTATCAGTAAATCCATTAACATACCAAGTTTCTCCTGTTTCACCAGAATGTGTCCATGTAGTTTCACCAGATCTATTATATTCTAAATAAAATGATATTTCTAAATAATCATCAACATCATAATCTGATAAGTCATCAACAGAAATTTCTTGATGTTTTGAATCATTAACAAAAGTATATCCTGAATCATTTATTTGATAAGGATACATTATACAATCATTATAGTCTATTACTTCATTATCTAATAATATATTAAAATTATCATCTTTATAATTTAAAATAAAATTATTTTTATCAGATAGATCAGTGTTTATAATTATATTATCAAATCTTTCAGCATTTTTATTTTGTGTTTTTCTAGCTAAATCATAATCAGTAAATAAAATACCATAAGTATCACCAGATAAAGTAGTATTATAATTTAATATATTTTTAATTATAAATGAATCTTTTATTTCAAAAATGGGTACGTTCATTATTTATTATTTTAATTTTTTAATTTACTGTTATATATCCAACAATATGAAACTCATCATCTAAATGGCTACCTGCATTTATATGTATTTTATATCTAAACATCTTACTAACATCATTAAATTGATCTTGAAATACCAATTCATTGTTACTATTAACTATATATAAGCCATTCTCCTTTAAATTCTTTTGTCTATATAATAAAACTTTAGTTCCAATATTTAATCTCACGTTATCTAACATAGTATAACTTTTATTTAAATCAATATTTTGACCATAAGCAATTTCAGCTTCATGACTATTTGAAAAGAATTCATCAATTATATCATACTCTGTATACATATTATATGATCCTGATGCTGGCGTGTCACTAACAAATTCATTTTGTTCATAAATATTATCAGTATCTCTTATATACATATAACATATACCGGAAAATGCTTTATGATATTTAAAATACACAGAATCTAAATCAACTGCTTCTATATTAATATTTCTAACTGGTATACCATTATAAATATCAGTAATATTTAATTGTATTAATAATGACTCATCACATAGCTTTTGATCAGTTGAATTTGAAAAAACATTTACATATATAATATCACCATTACTAAAGCATGATGATGATAATTCAATTGTACTACCACTACCGATTTGATTCTCCATATCTATATCAGTAAACCATTTTATAGTATTATTGGATAAATCTGATATATTAGTATATGCATATAAATTAAAATTAGAATTTGGTTCTATATTAATTGATGTTTGTCCATAAATTTTATTAATCATAATTATTGATTGATTTATTTATTTATATATATATTTTTAAAAACAATTTATATTCTTTTTTATATATATTAATATAAATAATGTCAATAATATGGAAGATATAAGATTTAAAGTACCAAATAGAAAAAACAGTATTATATTTCATAATATTTTTAATTTTTTTAAAAAAAATTATATAAAAATATTTATTATTATCATTTTAATACTTATATTTGTATTTCCAGAACTAAGTGGAAATATTATAGGAAAATGGTTTAATGAATTTGCTAATGCAATAATTAAAAATATTCAGTTATAAATGATAAATGATGTAATGAATTACACTGGTAGTAAGTTCAAATTATTAGAACAAATACTACCAGAAATGGATTATAATAAAAAATTTTTTGTTGATTTATTTGCTGGATCATTTGTAGTTGGTGCTAATGTAATTGATAAATATAATAAATTATTAATAAATGATATAATATCAGATATAATAGGTATTCATAAAGGGATTGTAGAAAATGATAATATAATTAATGAAATGATTAAATTATCACCTAATAAAGAGAATAAAGATGAATATTTACAATTAAGAGAAAGTTATAATATTAATCCAACACCTGCTAAATTATGGGCATTAATGTTATCTTGTACTAATAATTTATCTAGATTCAATAAAAAAGGAGAATTTAATCAAACTTGGGGTAAAAGAAGTTATAATGATAATACTAAAAAGAAGATAGAAGAATTTGTTAATCATGTAAGACCATATAAAGATAAATTAATGTTTACTTCTAAACACTTTAATGATGTTAGATTTAATAATTATAAGGATATTATGGTTTATATTGATAGTCCATATACCGGAACAGAAGCAGGATATTCTGGATTATGGAAAAATGAAGATGATTTATTATTATATAATTATTGTAAAATGTTAGATAAAAATGGAGCATCTTTTATGTTATCTGGTATATTAGGTGAGCATAAAAATGGTAAAAGATGGGAATTAATTGATAAATTGATACAAGACAATTATAGATATAAAATATTAAAATGTAACTATGAAAAAGTAGCAAAAATTAAAAATGAAAAAAAATCACAAGAAATTATTATAATGAATTATTAATTAAATTATCAAAAATATCTTTTTTTCTTTTTAAAAAAATTGTAGATTCATCATAGAAATATTCTTTAATTTTCAAACATTCGTTATTTTTAGAAATAGATAAACTTCTAATATTTCCTTTTTTATAATTATGTATATTTCTACTATCACTATTTAATTTAACTATTAAATAATTTTGTAAGGACTTAATAAAATGTTCATTCCCCAAAACAGATATTTTATAATTATATTTAGATTTATTTTTAGTATAATATTTACATACACACCCATCACCATCAAAATATCCTCTTATAAAATGTCTCATTAAACTGTCATCTAATAATGGCAATTGTATTTTAAATGTTTTATTATTCACACACCCATGTTTTATTAAATCTTTTACTAATTTTGTATTGTATATTGATACTGCAGAGTATCCACTAATAGATATTTTATTTTCACCATATAAGACTTTATTAAAACCATTTTTTATAGGATAATTTGATGATAAACATTCATTAAATAATTCGATATGATTTTCATCACTTTTTTGAAGTTTTAATTTTAATTCACCACTTCTATTATCTTTTAATCTAACACATCCATCAGCATACAAAAATCCTAACCAGTAAGCCTTTTCTTCATTATCAATTTCATCAAAATAATTTTCATTAACACTATATTTTTTATTTGCAATAACATATTCTCTACCGTTTCTATCTATAATATCATAAATAGATTTTTTTGATTTAATATCAAATATTTCCATAATATTTTTTATTGGTACATTATTATTTTTAAGTTTTATTATTTCTAATTGTTGATCAATAGTCCATTTACCTTTCATAATATAATATCATCCGTTTTTATACCAGAATTTGATAAGTATTCCATTAAAATATATTCAACTAATCTACTTTTATTAGTGGTTAATTGTTCTACTTTACTTAGAATTTCTTTATTTATGGTTATTGTTATTTTCTTTTTATTCTTCATAACAGTTTTATTATTATATATAAAAATAATATAGTCAAAAAGTATGTTTTATATAATATTTTTTCATAAACTTAATATTTTTTTCATAATATAAATAAAAATAAATAAAATGATATGCCAAGAAAAAAATTAGAAGAATCAGAAAAAAAATCAAGAATAACTTTAAATATTAATGAAAATTTATTGAATAAAATTGATAATATTATAAAAGATGGTGAAAATAGATCTAAATTAATTGAATCGTTATTAGAAAAATATATAAATGATAATTCTAATAAATTAAAAAATTATTAATATAGAATGGATAATAAATATGAATGGTTATTTGATGATATTGTAAATTTAAAACAAAAAATAAGATTTAAAGATAGAATAGAATATAGAGTTAGCGGAACATTACATAATATTACAGGACCTGCATGGGTAGAATTAAATGAAAATGGGGAAAAAACAGGTGAAGTAAAATATTATATAAATGGCGGATTATTAACACAAGATGATTGGTCAATTATAATAAGACCTTTAAAATTAAAGAAATTAATGAAAAAACATAAAAACAATGAATAGTACATATTTAACATTTAAAATTGGCAAAGAATCTTATATAATTAACGTTGAAAATGTTGTTAATATTATTGAGATGGTAGATATAACAAAAATACCAAACACACCTAAACATGTTATCGGTATGATTGATTTTAGGGGAAATCCATTATTAATTGTAGATGCTCATAAAGTATTAAATATAAAATTCAAAGAATTTACTCAAAAAACATGTATTGTTATTTTAAAAATAAATAATGATATGTTTGGGATCATTGTAGATGATGTAAAATCCGTCATTGATGTAGATAGTAAAAATATTATCAATAATAAAAGTAGTAAATATATAATCGGAATGGTCAATATTGATGATGAATTAACAATGATATTAGATATAAATAAATTAATTAAATAAAAAAGGGGATTATTAATCCCCTTTTCTATATCCATAATAATAAAATTCATCAAATTGTTCCATGATTTGTTCTGAAGTATGATTAATAGCATAATCCTTAAAGTCATCAAAACTTTTCATAAATTCTGACATAATATGTCCTAATTCTTTTCCTTTTAAATCAGGATATTTTTTCATAACCAATTTACCATTAAATTTTTTATTGGTTTCTTGATTAATACTATCCTTAATTTTTAAATCTTCTAATTTTTGAATTAATTTAGATTCTGGAAAAAATTTATCTACATCTTCAATATATTCATTCTTATGCTTAAATTCATATCTTTTATTGATGTTATTAACTTTAATATACTCAATAAATTGGTTATATGTTTTTCTCTTACGATTTCTTTTCCTGTCCTTTTGGTTAAGATTTTCTAGATCAAACATTTCACTATCAAAATATTTAGAATCAATGATATAATCAAATATTTCTTCTAGTGTATCAAATCCTTTAAGGTATCTATTATAATCAAATCCTAAGAATTCAAATATTTTATTGTTATCATCAGAAATGAATATATTTTCTTTTCGATTACTATTTAAATATACTGTTAAGTATAATCCATCATGTCCGTATTTTAATCTAGCTTCCATTTTTTAATTTTTTAATCATTCCTAATTTATAACCTATTTTTATATAATCATCAATTAATTCTTTTTGAATGTAAATATTTTTGCCATCTTTATTCATCCATTTTTTACCATATGATGGATTTTTTTCTCCTTTAAACTTTGATTTTCCTTTACCCATTAAAATTAATGTTTTTTCGCTATAAATATTTTTCTTTCCTCTATTCCAAGGAATTTTTCCATTATTTTTCCCTTTTGTGGCAATAGATATTTTTTTCTTAGTTTCATCTGTGCATGGTTTTCTTTTTATTAATTTCATTTTTTGTATAAAATTGTTTTTATATTCTTCATTTTGCCACAATTTTTTAACTGATTCTGAAATTTTTTGTTTAGTTTCTTCCGTATAAACTATTCCCATTCTTTTTTCACTTATTACTTTTTTTGTTTCGGTTGTATGTTTTTTACCTTTTAAACTGATTGATAATTTTTTCTTATATTCATTTAATTGTTCTTCGTCATAACCTAAAATTGTATTTCCTCCATCTCCTCCACTTGCTATATTATAGTATTCATTAGATTTAGACGCATTAAAGTATTCGATCCAATATATTTCTCTTTCATTTAATTTATCAATAGTATCACAATACTCAATAACTTCTTTTACAAAATTATCTTTACCATATTTTTTAATTGCTCTTTTTAAATGAATACCAGAACCTAAATAATTAGGATCATTTGATTGATCTTTACCAATATATTTTTTACCGTTTGTTAAATTTTTAGTAATATACACTATCATAATTTTGATTTTTATTTTATATATTAAAAATCAAAACCCAAAAACAAACATTATAGGTTAATTTAAATTTTAAACTTAAATGATTTAGCGATCTTACCCATTAAATTTCCAGTTGGATCATACCCGAAATAACACTTACTTGTTTCCCAATGACTTTCTCTAACTGGAATTAAATCAATTTGAAATTGATCAAAATCGAATGATATAACTCCATTATTGTTGAAAATTTCATTAGGATTAAAATGTTCTTTAATAAAATTGACCAAATTAATATTACGATTATGTAGATCATGATCAATTTTAATAAGAATATCCATATCTCCATGTGTTTCTTTTTTGTGGTAACATTCAACGATATGAATATCTGTCCTCAATTCTTTTTTAAAAATTGGAATAATTTTGTTTGCAATAACATTGAACTCTTCAGTTGTCTTGCGTTCTGTATATACTTTAAGTGCATTTCCTCCCATTTGTCAATTTTTTAATTTTTAAAACTCTATCCACCATTAATTTACAATTTAAATATTCTTGATAATTTTTATGGTGTATTAAATAACCATTATATACATCATAATTAATAAAATATAATTCATCGGTTTTATAATCAGTTGATAAATAAATACAATCCATACCATTTAGTGCAACTATAAAATCCAATTTATATTTATTATAAAACCAATTTACTAATGCCGATTTTATAAGTTTTTTATCATCGGTTTTTAACATTTCTTCAAATCTATGAAATTCAGCATTAAGACATTGTTTAGGAATCTTATAGAAACCATATTCAGTTAATTTTGTATTTATTTTATAGATAAACATATTTTGGTTTTTAAATGTTCAATTTTGTCTTTTCTTAATTGGTACAAAGATACAAAACATAATTTACTAAACCAAAAATTATTGATATAATATTGTCCTTTATTATCAATTCCACCATAATGATCTTGTATTACTGTATAAATATTATACTTATTTAACATTATAAAACAACGTGGATCTAATTCTGGATATAAACAAACAACTTTAAAACCACATTTTTCCATTCTTTTTAGTTTTATTTTTTAATAAATTTAATCTTTTAATTTTTAATTCTCTTAATAGTATTAAGCTATTTGGTGTCCATTCATCACAAATCTTGCCAGAATTATCATAAAAATATGGATTCATTTTCCTATTTCTATTATAATTACCACATGACAATGCACCAATATTAAAATTTGGTTCAACAAAATGAGAACAAGAATGACATCTTTTATTAATTGGATTATATTTACATTCAATTTCGTGTTTTTCCATATAAGATTTATCTCGTGATGATGTATCACAAAAACCACATACCCATACTGTTAATTTTTTCATTTTATTAATTTTTTAATCTTTAATTTCCTTAATTCTAATTTATTTTTATATTCCCACCCGTCACAATTTTTAAATTTTACTGCGAATGATGTCGATTTATTTAGTTTACACCTATTTAATAAAATTATACTGCTATTATAATTTTTACAAACAATACATGATTTATTAACAGGGTTACAATCACAATCTTGTTCATGTTGAAAAACTATAACCTTTTCTTTTGATGTAAAAGAACAAAAATCACATTGCCAAACCTGTTTCATTTTTAATTTTTTGAATTTTAAATTTTCTTACTTTTATGATATCTATTTCTCTAAAAGGACATCTTCTTATAGCATAAATATAGTGTTTATGATTTTTTTTTACAACCAATATAATTATTACTATATGTTGAATGTTCAGAATGAATACAAAAATAACAATAACTATTATGTTCTTTCATAAATTCTATTAATCTTTTTTAATCTTTTTATGATAAATATATCATTTTTATTATCAGATAAATATAATTTATCATTTAATATAATCATTCTATCATAATAATATCTATTTAGTAACCAACTACTTGTAAGAGTACCTATTTTCACTTCAACACATTCTCTATGAATATAAACCGATTTAACATTATTATCTTTTAATAATACTCATACTATTGAATTCACAATATCCATATCAACATCACTGGTACATTTATAAAAGTAATATTTTATATCTATTTTATCCCTTTCAATATTATCTATTTTGTAAACTCTCATTCAATTTTCTTATTTTAAGTGATCTATCCAATACTATACCATCATCTATGCTTTCGACTATGTATAAATAATTATCAACAATTTCAACATTATTATAACATATACTTTTATAATAACTTTCTGTAATTCTAAATTGAATATATTCAGAATATACCTTTATTGAATTTACATCATAAATTGTACAAACATATCTTATTAAATATTTAATTTTTTCATCATTAATATCTATGTTATTATCAAATGATATTAAACAATCAATATTTTTATCTAATTTATCTATATTGTAAATTTTCATTTAATTTTCTTATTTTTAGTAATCTACCAAATGGTATTTTATTTTCATCGTATTCAAACGCATACAAATTTTTACCTATTAATCTTAAATTATCATAATATTCGGTATATCTTTCTCCGTTAATAATTTGAAAAATTACTTTATCATTAAACAAATAACATTTAAATGGTTTATTATAAATTTCATCAAATCTAATAATGGCAGCAGAAATCAATTTTTGATCAATTCTATTATCAAACATAGAATATTTATGAAATTCTAATCTTTCCATATTAATAGGGCTTCCCCATAAACCATTTTCTTGTTGGTTTGATTTTATTTTATAAATTTTCATTTTGTTTTAAAAATTTATCGAATGATATAATATCTCTTATTTTTTCTTTACCTGTTCCGTCACATGATCCACATTTAGGTACTCTACCACGTATAGTAGTGTCATAATACCCACTACCATTACATGCAGTACATGTAACTAGTTTATTACCATGAATATATGTTTCATAGTATAATCTTTTTAATTCCTTGTATTTTTTTCTGTCGTAGTACATTTTACTTTATTTAAAAGATTTTCAATTTTATATCGTCTTATATTTATAGTATCTTGAATTTTTATATAACCTATTCTATTTATGCATTTATAGAGATTATTATTAGCATGTTTAACTTTAAATGTTTCCCCTATTTTATCTTTATACCAATAAGAAGAATCTGAACATTTCATAATTTTTACTTGCATCTTCTAATATTATTTAAAATTTTTTCAATCTTTTCTTTTCTAATAATAGGTGTAGCATCTTCAAATTCAATTGTTCTATTAGTATTATCATTAACCGAATAATATTTCATATTTGGTTGATTAAAAAAATTAACATTAAAAATTTCACCAATTTTATTATTATACCAATATTGTTTATATTTACATTTAATAATTTTTACTTACATTATTCACGATTTAATATCTTTTCAATCTTATCTTTACGGTTTATGATTTTAGCATCATCTAAATTTATAAGATATGATTTATTATTCATCTCATAAAAATAGTGAGATGGTTTATTATTTAATTTCATATGTATTACATTAAAAACTTCACCAATCTTATCAAAATACCAAAACGTAGGATCTGAACATTTAATAATTTTTACTTGCATATTAATAATTTTTACTTGCATATTAATAATATAATGTGCAAATATAATAAAATTATTTTAAATTATCTAATATCTTTTGAATTTTTTCTTCTCTATTGAAAGGTATTGCATCATCACATTCTATTACAAATAAATCTACTGAATTAGATTCTATAACATAATGATGATTAAGTTTAAATACATTAAAAACTTCACCGATATATTTATTATACCAATGATTAGGATTTGAACACTTTATGACTTTAATTAACATTTAATCAACTACATTAATTATTCCTATTGTATATTTACATGAATTACCAATTGATCTTATTTGATATGATATTTCAACATCCTTTTTAAGCAATTTTATTATTTTTAATAATCTCCCACTTAAATTTGTATCAGTAAATACAGATATACCTATCTGATCACCTTCTAAATAATCTGATAATATAAATATTTTATCTTGATGTATATCTGTTTCGTTTATATAATATTTGAATCTTTTAAAGTTGTTATCATTTTTAATAATAAATTCTAATTTTTTAGGAATAATTAATCTTATATTAGTACCTATTCTATTTTTATGTAACATAAAATTATTGACACTATATATTTTACTTATAATAACATTTACACTATCGGTCATACTAATATTGAAATATTTATTACCTAATTCATTTATATCAAAAGTATTATCTACATAATAATTTAATACATCTTCATATAATTTATGAATTTCACTTATTTTAATATTCTTGAATTCATATTTATCAATTGTTAAATATTTAACAACTGGTGATATAACTTGTGGGTAAGATGTTATACCTGATGTATTTGAAAATGGATTAAAACCATTATCATCTATTGATTTAGATGTTTCCATATCAATATAATATATTTTTGATATTGAATTGTTTATAGTTAAATATTTAAAAAATCCACTTTCATCTAACTTGTAATTCATTGTTATTCGTTATTTTTTAAAAAATACTGACCAGTATTTTCATAATTTTGTAATCTTTTTATTGAATATTCATAATAATCTTTAAATAGCTCAATACCTATAAAATTCCTATTTAATTCCTTACAAGCAATAGCAGTAGTCCCAGTTCCCATAAAATTATCTAATACTATTGTATTTTCAAATGAATATAAATCTACAAAGAATTTAGCAAATTCAGTAGAATATGCAGCATCATGTCCTTCTAATTTACCATCATTATTTTTAGCAGTAATAAAATTTATATAGTTTTTATAATACTGTTGACCTGTTCTACTTACACTTGCCTTTTCTTTATTACATTCAAAATCAACAACATATTCTTTTTTTGCAAAAATATAAACTGGTTCTATTATTCTTGTGATTCTATTTGGACTTTGTGATAATGGAGATGCGTTATTTTTTTTCCAATAAATAGTATCAACTAATGTTAAATCTGTATTTTTTATTATATTATAAATAACTTCAATTGGTAATTCTGGATATTTTACTGTATATGATAGATTGTATGCAACTACTCCTTTATCTTTTAATATTCTTTGGTATTGTTTAAATATGTTAAGTGACCAGTCTATATATTCCTGTGGTGTTAAATTATCAGAAAACCCACTATTTTTATATCGGTGTCCATCTTTTCTCCATGATGCATTATAAGGTGGAGATGTTAAAATTAATTGGATAGACTTATCATCTATTTGTTTCATATATTCTATTGTATCACCATTGTAAAAATTATTTATTTGTAGCATTCATAATTGATTATTTTTAAAACTTATAGTCTGTTATATAATATATGTTTATATGAAAATAATATTTTATTTTAGTTAAAATGAATAATGATATAAAAAGGTTAATAATTGAATTAGAATCTAAATATAGACATCATTCTGATTTACATTTAATAGAATCAGATAATGATTATGAAAGATTATTATTGTCTAAAGAAATAATACCATTTCTTATTGAAAGAATTGATCATACCAATTTATGGTATTCGGCTTTATCTAAATTAGCAAATGTTAATGATTTAGATTTTATTAGTAAATCATCTGAAAGAAAAGATTTTTGGAAAAAATGGGCTAAAAATAATGGATATTAAAAAATAATATAACTAAATGAAAACCAAACTTATCGGGTACTTCGGTGGGAAGGGGGGTAAGCTAACCACTGAAATTAAAAATTTTATACCAAAAGATTATCACATTTATGTTGAACCCTACGGTGGTTCAGCAACAATTTTATTTGCTCAACAAGCACCTGTTGAGATATATAATGATATCTTTCAGAATGTATATTCTTTATTTAAAGTAATGTCAGATAAACATTTATTTGAACAATTTAAAGAAAAACTTGACATAACACCATATTCGCAGCAATTAAATAAAGAATTTAAAGAAAACTTAAAAAGAAAAGATATATCGTTATTGGATAGGGCATACTACTATTTTTATACTAATAGAACAAGTGTTAATTCAGTTGGTGGATTCTCTGCTAATTTAGTAGTTAGGAGAAATATAAGCAAATCTACATCTGATTATTTATCTGCGATAGATGGATTAGAACATTATCATAAAAGATTATCTAATGTTGTTGTATTGAATAAGGATGCAATTGAAGTTATTAAAAAGTATGATGGGGAAAGTACGTTTATGTACCTAGATCCACCATATGTTCATAGTACTAGGACTAATGCGAGATATGATTGTGATATGACTGATGAACAACATATTGAATTATTAAATACTTTAATTGGGTGTAAATCAAAGATTTTGTTAAGTGGGTATGATAATGATATGTATAATATATTGACTGATAATGGGTGGAATAAGTATTCTTATGAAATAAATACTACAGATGGGAAGAATAGACCAAAGACGAAGACTGAAGTTCTTTGGTTTAATTATGATATTGAAAAATAGGTATTTTTATATATAAAAGAAATAAATCCAATTAAAATGATAAATGAAGGTAAAGGCATATCAAATATTATAAAAGATGAAATTGATAATATATGGAATATTTTTATACAATATTCTTATTCTAAACATAATTTATCAATCGGTAATGAAAGAATTGGGTATAAAAATTATGAAATACAATTTATAGAAAAAAATAATTATTATTCATATCTTAAAGTCGATAAATATAGAAATTGTTTAATTATTATAGGAATACCAAAAAATGGTAAAGAAAAAAAAGTTAAAGAAGTAATATCACACGAACTTACTCATCTTATAGAAATTATAGGTTTAAATAATAAAGATTATCCTAAATATTGGAATATTAAAAAATCATTAATGGAATTTAAACCAAAAACAAAAGAAGGTGAACTATTAGTAAGATGTATTTATAAAACATTAGATAATGAGATAAATGCTAATGTTGCACAAACATATGTATATTTAAATAACTTTGGTATACTATCAAAATCCGATTATATAGATAAACTTGAACAATATTCTGAATGGGTAGAATATAACAATATTTTAAATATTGATAAAGATATAATTAAATCCAAAATAGATATAGTTGAAACAGAAGAATTGAATAATATTTTATTAAAGAATGGTGTTAAAACTATTAAAATATTTAATGTTGATGGTTGGGTTGATTTCTGGTTTAATGTTTTTAATAGAAAATGTAAAATATACTTAAAAAATTCTAAAAGAATTATTGATGAAGTTATTAATAAATATAAACATTTAGAAGAATATTCAACTTATCCAAATGATTCGTCTTTAATTATAGACTACAATGAATTTATTAAAAAATAGGAATTAAAATAAAATGATATTATGAAATATTTAAAAACATTTGAAGGTAGAGGTATATCAAATATAATAAAAGAATATACTGAATTAATATTTTCATATTATAATGGAGAAGATAATAAAATTCAATTAGATTTAGATTATATTGATTTACCATTAATGGATTTAAGAATAGTATTTACTATGTCCGATAAATATTATGGTTATTATGATCCTACATATTCAAACTTAGAAGATAATAAATTATTTAATATTATTATTTATATAGAAATAGATAAAAATAATATAATTAATCATAAAATAAAAGGTATAATAACACACGAATTAACTCACATTAAAGAATTTTACGAAATATTTAAAAGAATGAGTGAATTAAATATTAAAATAACACCAACATATATTAAAATTAGAAATATTGTAAGTGATATAGATGATATCAATTTTAAAAATTTTTTATATTTAATATATTTATCATATGACACGGAAATGAATGCAAGAATATCACAAGTGTATCATTATTTATATGATTTTAATATTAAAGATAAAAACATTCTTTTTGATAAATTAAAAGAACATGAAAATTGGAAATATTTGGAATTATTAAATGAATTTAATTCTAAACTATTTATAGATGAATATGTTAATAAAATAGGTTTAGATGGATTATTAAGAATAACAAATGAGTTAATTGATAAATTTGTTGACAAACAATTAAATAAAGATACTAAATTATTAAAATTTATTGGAACACATGTTAATAATATTGATGATTTATATTTATTTTATAACAAATGGTCAGAATATTTTAAAATAAAATCTGATAAACATTTAAGAAAATTTAAGTATTTAATAGATGAAGTCATAGAAGATTTAAATGGCAATCGACCATTTAATGAAAATTATAGAAATGTTTTAAAAGAAAAAGATAAATTTAATTAAATGAAATATATTATATCACACCATAATTTTAATGAATCAAAAGGAATATCAGATTCATGTGAAATAGTTTTATATAAAATATGGTCAAAAATAGAAAATGATATAATAAATAGTATATCAAATGATGATAATAAAATTTATATAGAATATGATGATATTTATATAAGAACAATGAAAATTAATAGGTTATTAAATAAAAATTATAAAGTATTAATTGATAATATAGTATTGGATAGGGATTTAATGGAAATTTTAATAGTATAAAAAAGGGGATTTAATTAATCCCCTTTATTTTTTTCAATTTGTTATATCTTAAATATTTATGTAATCCAAATTCTTTTAATGATCTTTCATATAATAATTCTCTTGGTGTATTAGGTTCTCTAAAAATAATCTCCATATCATCATCAGTTAAAAACAATACACCGAAATTGACAATAAAAAATTCTAATAATGTTTTAATAAAATTATAATCGTGATTATGTATTTCAAAATTTAATAATTCATCTTTATTAGTATATCCATAAAATACGAAAGGTTTATCTATAAAAACTTGTATTGTACATTTCTTATGATCAATAATAGTAATATTAACAAAATTAAATTTATTAATATCTTTAATAGGTATAGGTTTACTCAAATAAATAGTTCTCATTTATTTACGATAAATTATACAGAATTTTTGTTTACATGCACTTAAAATAGATTCTTTTGCTGTATCTACAAAAGAATTAAAGTTAGTGTAATCTTCGTAATGATTGGAGTTTATTGAATTTACACAATATTGTGCAACATCTTCTGTTATATCAATAGTTCTTCCAATATAAATGATATTTTCATCTTTTAATTTATGAAAATGATTAAAGAAATCACCATCATTGTTTTTCTTATCGAATGGGTTATTTTTATCAAAACCTTTAATATAAATATTACCTTTTAAATTTATTTCCATAATTTTAAATGTATGAATTTATTTTATTTATTTCATCTTTAATATTTTTAATTCTTGTTTGGATGTCATTTGACATACCCATTAGATGAATTAATTCTTTTTGTTTTTTCTCTAGTATTGGTTTTGCGTTTTTTCTGATATTTGATGCAAAATTAGGTTCTTTAATGTCAATAATACGAACTCTTATACCATCAAATCCGAATTCAGATGATGAGTAAAAGGGTGTAAACTTTGTTAAATATATAATTATTTTTCTAGCATTAAAGAATGTCTTATTTTTTTCAAATCTATTAACAATTTTTTTAAATTTATCTAATTTTGATTTTGATGAAAATCCAAAATTTTCAATTGTATCAAATTTCATATCACCTCCACATTCAATCTTATTTAAATATGGTTTAGTAAATTGTAAGAAAATAGATTCATCATTTACTCGTAATCTTACCATTTTAAAAAATACATTATTGTCTTTATTTTTTAAACAAATAGTATCATCAATTATTTGAGCAGTAATATTTTTAATAGATTGTGTATTTCGAAAACCATTCATTGATTTTTCAAATATTGACACATTTACTAAAACTTGTTCTTTAAATACGATTTCAAATATTTCACTTAAGTTTATCATATTTTTAGAAATTAATATTTCCAATGATTTTTATGATAACCACATTTTTTACATCTCATATAAACTTTTGGTATATTATATCTTTTTTTGAATAATGTATCAGTTTCTTTAAAATATTCCTCTTCAATTAACCATTCGTGTTTACAGAATGATTGTCTTAAATAATAAATTAACCATCTCATATTTTTATTTTTTTAAATTATTAATATTATATTTATCAATTATATCAATATAATCCTTATTGTTCTTTTTTAATTATATCAAAACCAAATTTATCAAGTTGTTTCCTAATATTCTTAAATGATAATCTACAACTCATAATATCATAATTATTAATAAAATGACATACAAAAGAATCATCATATACCCCTATTTTATCATGATCTGTATTATATGATGTTAACTTACAATTTGTTAAGAAAATTTCTTCTACTTCCTTTTTTGTAAATAATTTTTTACGTTTCCGTTTTTCATATTTAATATCACTAAAATGTGCTAATCTTTGAGGATATGTAGGTAAGATAATTACTTTATTTTCAACATGTAATAATTGACTAAGTTTCGATTCTGATATTTTCATAATTGTATAGTTTAGATCACAAAGATAATAAAAATATTTAATATTTAAAATGTTTCCACTAAAATAACATCAGAGTATCTATTTATTTTACCATAAGTTGCCCACCAAGTATTACCTGATGGAAATGTGAGTTCTTCTGCATCTTTAGTAAATTGGTGTTTATACCAAGTTCCTTTTCTTAATTTTCTATACCATTTATATTTACCTAAGTAAACATCTAACCAATTTTTCATCATATATTTACATTTCAATTATTTCAATAATTCTATTTGGATCAATATTAACCAAACAAGTCCATTCATATTCTACTGTATCAATAAGATGTTCGTATAATCCTGATATATCTATTTTTAAAACAACCTCATCATATTCTTCTTCGTTTTCTTCTTCCCATTCTTCAATTCTTTCACCTAACCAATTATATAGTGCATTCTCAGTATCTTCTATTGTTTTAAAAAGATAGACTCCTTTAATATCACCATCTATCCCAAAATCTTTTGGTATTCTTGGTTCAATTCCGTTTTTATATATCGAATCTAAGTTTTTACGTCTGGTTACATGGTAAGCAAACATAAATTTTTCTTTTGATTCATTTATAAATTCATTGAATTTTTTCATATTAATTTAATTTTTTAATTAGTGAGTAACTATCATCATATTCAATAAAAACTTCAAATCCCATATTAAAATAAAGATTGACTGATTTATAATTATCTTTATTAACAATTAATGTTATGGTATTAAGTTTAAGTTTATTCTTAACATATATAAATATTTGTTCTAATAGGTATTTTGCATACCCTTTTCTCTCAAATCCTTTAAATGTTTTTAAATCATATATTGATACATATTCATGATTAAAAAATTCATCAGGTTCTTCAATATTAAACGATGTTTCTGTCACTAAAATATTATTAATAAATAATTTGAATTTATTATTATCAATTATAAATTTTTTTGATTCTGAATTATATTTATTTATAAATTCATTAAACTTTTTCATACTAATTTAATTTTTAAGATATTTTATTTTTTTCATACCTTATTGTGTTTGTTTACCATATTTAAGATAATCTGATATTTGTCTCTTTTCATCTTTTGTTAAATGTTGTGAATGTATATAGATTCCATCTCCTTCTCCTGCTATATCAAACCCAATTCCTTTTTTTAAATCTTCTTTATCATATATCATTAGTTTATCTCTATCTAACCACATTTCATAACCATTTAAAAAGATTTTTTCTATCTTACTTTCATTAACACTTTTTTCAATATAAAGATCTGGTTCCTTTCTTCTTAACCAATTATTTACTTCTATTTCATTAACATTAAAACCATACCAATCGGGCATTTTAACATCCCATTTATTTTCAATTTTATCTACTCTACCTTCTTTATCAAAATGTATTTTAATATAAAATAAATCATTTTTTTTTGATTTTATAACAATCGGTTCTAATGTTGATTTATTTTCATTAACAAATTGATCCCATTTTTTAATCATACTAATTTACTTAATTTTTAAGATATTTTATTTATTTTATAAAAAGAATCTCTAGCATACCAACCACTTGGTTGTTCATTATAACCATCATCTACTTTACAATAATCAGCATCAATATCAACAATTTTAAAACGAATAAAATCACCATGATGTTTTTCTCTACTTTGTCCCCATGATCTAACTTTCGCATATTGTGTAGCATGTTGACTCCATGATTCAGGTGGAGCGTCGGTTCTTGGAAAATCAACAAATATTAAATTATTATCACCGACTTCTGGCCAAACTTTTTCTAAATAAAAATGTTGTTTTGTTATATGATTATATACTCTTATGTGTTTCTTATCATGCCATTTATCAGGATTGTTATTAACATATGCGAAATTACTATATCCTGAATTCTTCATATACTCAAAATCTCTTTCGGATATGGGATATTCTAAACCATCAATTTTTATACCTTCATTAATAAATTGGTTAAATTTTTTCATTTAGTATTATTTATTTTATACTATATATAAATGAAAAAAGGTGAAAATTTATTCACCTTTTTCGTGTAAAATTTTTAAAATTTCTCTATCTTTTGATACATCGATTTTTCTACTTTCATTATATGGTACATCAATACTAAATACATGATCACCTAATAACCACCACCATTTAGATTCTCTATCTCCCCATAATACAACTTGATAACAACTATCATCAATAAATCTAATAGTAGCATCAGTAAAATACCAATGTTTATAAGGATCAATTTTAAATACGTCCTTATGTATCTTATACATTTTATGTGAATCTTTAATTATAAGATGTTTAATAAGCATATTATCAGTATTAAAAATTTTTACTATAAATAATATGATATATACCGATGCTACAATAAGCAATATTAAATTAATTATTTGTTTTCTCATATCTTTATTTTTCTTTTAGTGCATATTTTAATTCAACTTCAAGTGCTGATAATATTCCATTATTTTCCATAATGTCTTTTATTGGACAAATACAACCATCATCAAATTTAATAAAAATTATACCTTTTTCATTCTTAATGATTTCAATTTCAACTTTTGCTCTTTCCATATTATTTAATTTTTACGTTTCATTATTCTATCAACTATTAAATCTAATTCTTTTTCAAAATTATCAAAAATTAATATGATATTTTCAAATTCTGGTGTACCATCATTACACACGTCATAACCAATTAAATCAATAATTTTATATAGTTCAGATACTCTACTATCAAAATCTAGTTTCTTTAAATCATTAACGATTTTATCAATTTGGGTTTGATTTAAATTTTTAATATCCATTATTTTAAAATTTAGACTACAAAGATAAAAAATATTTTTTTATAAACAAAACTTTTTTTATTAAATATAATGTATTATCTTTATAATTAAAACTTAAAAAATGGGAGAAAATCATTATCATATTTATTATTACAAAGGGAATAATACTACATTAAATTTATTATCAAAACAATATGGTTTATTGTTTGGTAAAAAGGTATCTAGTGGTTATAGCAGACAAGATGAAATAGAATACTATGATCCTGTTAAAAGAAGATATGTAACTAAAGTAAAATTTAAAAGAAAAAATGTGTCATTAAAATTCTATTATTATGATATTAATAAAAAGGATTTTAATGAAATTGTAATTAAAGATAACAAAATATACAATAAAAAATACACTAGTCAATTCTTCGATAATAATTTTATACCAGTTGAAAGAATTATAGATAAAATTGATATTATGCACCGAATTAAAAAAATAGAAAAGATTAAAAGAAAACTTTAATATAAATTTATAATATGAGTAATAAAGTATGTACTATAACAATAGATTCAATAACCAGTCAAGAAGTTTATAATATTATGCATGATACTAATATCAAAAATTCTGATTTATTTTTAAATGAATTTGAAAAGTTTTTCATAATAAAACAATATTTTAATAGAAATTTTGATAGATTATCAAGAAAACACGGTCTTATTGTCATTGAAGTATTAAGTTTATACAAAAAGGATAAATTAAAATATAATCAAAAATCAATTAAAAAAAATAGTAGTATAGAATTTAATGTATATTATTTTAATGGTAAATATTGTGTACCACTAAAATATTTAAAAAATAAATTAGAATTGAATATAAATGATTTTGATAATAATAGAAATATTATACCATTCAATACATTAAATTATAGACAAGTATACAGAAAATTAAAAATAAAAAAAATAATACAAAAAAATGGAAAAAGTTAAAGTTAAAATTTTTAATAACGGAGAAAACGATTTACCAAATTATTCAACCATATTATCAGCAGGATTTGATTTTAGAGCTGATTTTAGTAAAATTCAAGATATTAATGATTTAATTGGTAATACAGCATTTACATTAACTATTAATGATAATGGTAAAGTAATAACATTATTACCTGGTGGTAGAGTATTAATACCAACTAATTTACATATTAAATTACCTGATAATTATGAATTACAAGTTAGACCAAGAAGTGGATTAGCACTTAAAAATGGAATCACAATTGTCAATTCCCCTGGTACAGTAGATCCGGATTACACTGGAAATGTGGGAGTTATATTATTAAATACGGATTTACACAATTCATTTGAAATTAGACATGGTGATAGAATTGCACAAGGTGTTATAAATGAAGTTAAACAAGTAGAATGGGATAAAGTAGATACAATGGAAGATTTAGGTAAAACTGATAGAGGACAAGGTGGATTTGGTCATACTGGTGTATAATGAAAACAAATAAATTAAAAGGAGTAGAAGAAGGAACTAAGTTTTTTATCATTGATATAGAAACTTATCCTTCTTTTAGTGATGTTATATTTAAAACTGATTATAATAAATTTTTAATGGAAAATAGATTAAAGAAAATTAATAAAATAATGAAAAATGAGAGCAAGTAGAGAAAGTTATAATGTTTATTATAGATTAAAATATTGTGGTTCGTATAAACAGTTTTTCAGAGAAATTAAAAGATTATTTTATGCATTATTCTTCAATGATAAATATCATAGAAAAATTTTTATCTTAGACAATTTTATAACACCATACTATAAAACTATAGGGTGTAAAATAAAAGGACATGTATTTAAAAAAGATTATGAAGATAATAGATACTATTGTGTAAATTGTTACAAATGGGTTTCAGAAAAACAATTTTTCGAATATAATAGAATTGAAAAAATTAAAAAAATTAAAAGAAAAATATGAAATTAATCAGTATAAAAAGATTTTATAATAAAATATTCATTATTATATTTTTTATATTCAGTACAATATTGCAGTCAATATCACAAACAAATAATAATAATGTATATTTAAGATTAGGAATGGATATTAATGAAATTAAACAAGAAATTACTGATTATAAAATAGATTATATAGATAATACTAAAGTACTAATACAAGATACAGAATATATAAAAATATTTTATTTTTTTAATATCAATGATATATGTAATTTACAAGCATATCTTTATAATATAGATGCATTATCACATATTTTAAAATCATTCAAAGATGATAAGAATTTTATTAGAATGGATGCTTTAGAGTATCTATATAGTGATGGTCAATATGTTAGGAAATATTTGTTATATATAGATGAAGATAAAGGTACATTGATATTATATGTAGAAGATGTTTAAAAATGAATTTAATATTATTAAAAAATTAAAAAAGATATGAAAATAGGAAATAAAGAATTACCTGATAATTGTCCTTATTGTAAAACTAATTTAATTAAAAGACCAGGTCCTAAATTAATAAGAGAAGGAAGTATTAAAAATTTCAGTACTTTTAGTATGTGGTGTCCTAATCCAAAATGTGGATGGGAAACAGAAACATTTAAAATAAGAGAAGATTATTTGAGAAAGAAAAAATCAGAATATGAAGATATTACGCCATATAAAAATTGGTTTGATAAATTATTTAAATAAAAATATTATGAAAAGATTAATTAAAAATTTAAAATTTAAAATTTTTGGAGGTAAAATAGAAGAAGATATTGAAAAAGATGATGAATTAATATCTGTTATTAATCCTAAAATCAAAAAAACAAAAAAGACATATTCAAGTTCTTACTATCATATAAATAATAGTTATTATTCATCTGGATGTACATCAATGGATGAATCTATAGATTATAAAGAATATAAAAGAAAACAATTAAAAGATGAGTTGATGAATGATAGGGAGTTATTAATGAGCATATTATCAGATTTAAGAGAAGAAAAAATTGAAAAAATTAAAAATAATATTAAAAATGGATGATGATTTTATAGTTAATACGACCGGTGATTTAGTATATGATAATACAAATGTTACTATATCATTAAATGATGGATTATCGTATTCTTATGATGCTATAGATCTAAATTTAGATTATGTAAATAAAGAAGTATTTAAAGATTATCTTAAAAATAATCCTGATTTGTTAAATGATATAATAAAGGATTTAAGAAAAGAAAAAATAAATAAAATTAAAAATAATGGGAAGAATACCAGGTCCAAAAATAAAAAGTAATA